GTGATTGAGGCAATACCGAAGATAATACAGTCTTCAACTTCGCCATGATGTTTTTTAAGGTCATATAAATACTCCTTTTTTATTTGTGCGTATTGTACAGGAATATTTGCATTTAAGTAAGACATATTTTAACCTCATTTTATTTCACCCCAATTAGGGCCATATTCATAGTCAACCTTGTTAGGAACTTCTAATTTAACAGCATTTTCCATGATCTCAATAATTTTATTTGCATTATCACTTACAGATATATCTAATTCATCATGAACTTGTATATGTGGTGTAATGCCTTCTTTATATAAATCTATCATTGCTTTCTTTGTCATGTCCGCAGCACTACCTTGTATCAATCTATTCAAAGCTTTGTATGTGTAAGCACGTTTAATCCCTGGTCCGTGTTCCAAGAGCGCTGCATCATGTGGCAATGCCTTATGAATACCAAACTGATTTGGCTCCCACAAATGGAAACGACAAAGTCGACCTAGTAACGTTCTAACTTTACCAGATCCTTGTGCACGCTGCATAACATTATCCATTAATTGTTTTACGAATGGCACTCTATTATGGTACTGTCTAAACAAACCATCAGCTTTATCTTTACTGACTCCAAGTTCTGCTTGTAATTTATTTTTACCCATACCATAGAACAGACCAAGGTTTATAGTCTTGGCCTGTGATCTAGGTATCTCTGCCATCTCTGCTACAATACTGTGAAAGTCCGCATCACCATCGTGATACGCATCCAATACTTCGCCTGCTCCATAAAGATTCTGTAAAGCTGCATAATGCACTACCAGCCTAGGCTCTTGTTGAGAATAGTCAAATACACCCCATGTATGGCCCTCCTCGGGTATAAATAAAGACCTAATAGCTGGTCCCAGGTCCTTGTTTCTAGCTGGAATTTGCTGTAAATTTGGGTTTGAATATGAGAATCTACCAGTCACAGTTCCGCCATTATCTCCTCTTAATTGGTTAATTTCAGCATGTATTCTTCCTTTATGATTATGCTTTATTATGGTATCAATAAATGTGGTATGAGCCTTATTAATTTCACGGGCTCGGGCTATTTGTTTTACCAGTGGGTGGGGGTGATTCTGTAAAAAGTTTTTTGTAAATGATGGAGAATTTGTTTTTTCGGTGCGGTCAAATGGTAGGCGAAGTTTTTCAAAAACTTGCGCAATGGATCTCGCAGCCCATATTTGGACATCTACTTGGGTTTCTGTTTTTACTTTTAATAGGCACTCTTTTTCTTCTTTATGTAATTCTTCTTTTAATTTGTGAGCTTGCTCTACGTCTACACGAACTCCTAAAAAACGCATATCAACAAGGCAAGGAAATAATTCTGTCTCTAAATCAAAAATAGAATTTATATCTTGATAATCAATTTCTTTTTTTAATTCTTTCCAAAGTTCTAAAGTTATCTCAGCATCTTTTTGTGCATAAGCGCCAACATAAATGGCAGGTAGTTTATACATTTCTGCTTTAGGGTCAACACCCCAATCTTTTGCAGCTTGATATAA